AACTGTGTTCCATGAACTCTCGATACCATCACCTATATTTCTAATCAGGTTTTTACCCCAATTAAATGCCTTATCAATCATATCTTCAAAAAAGTCTTTAATATTACTAAATAAATTTTCAAAAACAGATCCGATTTTTCCGGCAATGTTTTTGACTCCACTTTATAAATTGGTAAAGAAGCTTGCCATTTTGTTTACTGCATTATTGAAACCATCTGTGACAGAACTCACTAGATTACTAAAGAAGGATACAATCTTATCTATAATAGGACCAATCCATCCCCAAACCCAGTCTCCTAGTTTTGTTAGTTCATCTTTTACTTTTCCAAACCATGCTTGTATTGCATCCCAAAATGAAGAAAGCATTGTTGTAACTTTATCCTTAAAAGTACTAAAGAAAGCAACAAATCCTTCAATAAATCCTTTAAAGAACTCATAAAAACTGAGTCCAAATTGTTTGAGTGTTTCCCATACATTGATTCCGACGTTTTTAATATGCTCCCAAGCAGCACTAAAATCACCACGAAGGAGTGCACATACTGCTCTTATTACTTCAAGTATGACCTTAACTGCACTGATAACTGTTTGAACAAGGGGTGCTATTGAATTAATCGTACCATTTATTACTCCGCTGATAATTCCAAATAGAACAAGTATTACTGCTCCAATTGCAGTAAATATTGGTTTTAGTGTCTTATATAAATCTTTGATAGTTTCCCATAGTAAAGAAAACATCGACTTCAAGTTTTCCCATATAGGTCCAATCTTATCAATTAGCTTTGAAATTGTATTAAATAAGACTTCCTTTAGTCTAGAGACAATACTTGATACAAATGTTGCAATACTATTTACAACCTTTACAATTGATTTTCCATCTTTTCTTATTAAGTTTTTAATTCCAGAAAAAGTATCACTAATGATTGTTCTAATCATTGGGATTACTTTCTTCACAAGTTCCAAGACACTATTAAGAGTATTGGTAATGATAGTGTTAATTTTTGTAAAAGCAGAAATGATACTAGTCTTTATCTTTTCACCATGTTGCTTCCAAAAATCCCTAAAAGCAGTAATTGCATCAATAATGATTTCTTTAATAATCGGCCATACAAGCATTGCTCTTTGATAAATACCTTGAAATGCTTTTATTACAAATGTTGACACAAATTCAAAGACCTTTACAATGCTATCTTGAATGGCTTGACTATTTGCTTTCCACCACTCTTTTATCTTTGTTGATGCTTGAGTAATACCAGCTTGTATTCTTTCCCATGTTAATAAAACCTTTTTTCTAAAGCTTTCATTGGTTTTATAAAGATGTATAAAACTGGCTGCAACGAGCCCAATAACTGCAATAATTAAACCAATTTTAGAAAACAATAATGGTGCGATTTTAATTAAGAGTGATAATCCACTAGTTAACTTCCCCAAAGCAAGAAACAATGGACCAATTGCAGCTGCCATTAGAGCAATTTGAACAACTTGCTTCTTTTGTTGGTTAGATAATCCCATCAATTTTTTTGTAAGTGGCGAGATATATTTGGAAATAAGTTCTCTTAATAATGGTATTAATATATCTCCAAATGCAATACTAATTTCTTCAAGTTCAGAAGTTAATAGTTTCCACTCACCAGAAAGTGTGTTTATTTGAATCGCAGCCATTTCTGTTGCTTTATTTGTTCCAGTTATGCTTTCGGTCATTTCTCTAATTGCCGATCCACCCTGATTCATAAGCGCAAGCATACCTGGCCCGCCACGAGCACCGAATACTTCCATCGCTTGAGCGGTATCCATCGAAGCTAACCCTAAACGATCAACAATCGATGCAAAGTCATTTGTTGCAGGATTTACTTCATCAAATGTTAATCCTAGTTCTTCAAAAACAGATAATGCAGCACTTGTTGGATTCATTAAGCTTACTAATGCCTGTCTTAGTGTTGTACCTGCTGTAGAACCATCGTATCCTGCATTATACAAAATCGAAAGTGCTCCAACCACCTCTTCTATCTCATAACCCAAACTATTAGCAACAGGACCAACATATCCCATTGAGTTTGCTAGTTTTTCCATTGAAGCCATTGAATTACCAATGGCTGATGCAAATACATTCGTAACTCTCTGAGCAGATGATGCTTCTAAGTTAAATTGGTTGAGTGCAGCGATAACTACATCCGTTGTAGCTGCTAAATCATACTGTGTTGCTGATGCTAGGTTAAGTGTTGCCTCAATTGAATCAGCCATTTGATCCACTTTATAACCCGCAGAAGCCATGTAATAAAGTGCATCGGCTGCTTGACTTGCACTAAAAATAGTTTTTGCTCCCATCTGACGAGCTAAATCAGTCATTTTCTTAAACTCTTCACCTGTAGCACCAGCAACTGATGCTGCATTAGCCATTGACTGTTCAAAGCTTGCAGATGTTTTTACAATTCCAGCACCCAAAGCAACTAAAGGTAAGGTAATTGATGTAGTCAGGGATGTTCCAATTCTTGTGAGTGATTGTGATGCTTTTGTTAAATTCTTTGATGCATTCTGTAACCCTTTGGATAAAGAAGAAATGTCTGCGGATATTTTTACAACTAAGTTTCTAATTACTGCCAAATCCTCTTACCTCCTATTTGATGATTACCCCTTTTTCAGCCGCCATTGCTTTTAGGATGGCATCACTTTTACTTATTTGATTTTTGTGTGGCCTACGTGAGTCTTTAATAATTTTTTCTAACTTAGGTAATTTCTTTTGTCTTGCGAAAGCTTCTGTGTGCCACGCAAGAGATAAATCACTTTCAAATTTAGATTGGTTATAAAAGGACTTTTGCTTTGCTAGAATCGTTAACTCATAAGGAGTATATTCTCCAACCATGAGTGGATCAACACCTAAGCTAATAACCGCTCGATCACAAAATTCAAATAAGTCAAAGCTGGCGGCTGTTATTCCCCCTTTGGTACTTCTTTAGTATTACCAAAAGCAATGCTTAGAGCTTCACTGATTTTTTCTGCAACTTCACTAAGATTTGAATACTCATCAATTAAGTCACCTACTTTTTCAACACTTAGGGTTTTATCCTCGTGATATAAACCCGCATAAACAATACCAAGTAAATCTTTTATGCCAACACTTGCTAGATCGAGTTGCATTAATGGTTTACCAGTAACATCTTCAATTTTCGCAAGTGCATTGATTCCATACCTCAATGTTCTAGGTTTATCGAGTATAATTGTAATTCCTTGTTTCATTTGCTTTCCTCCTAAGTTCCTGATGTTTCAAAAGTTAGAGCACCATTTCCAGTAAACTCAATGGATATGGTTACAACATCATCTACAGGATCTTCAATTGAAAGGCTGTTTATATATGCAGAACCAGTATAGTAATTAGTACTATCAACATATAGCTTTACCACGACTGTTGTTCCAGATAGATACGCAGCTTGCAGAGCATCTTGACCAGCAGTATCCGTTGTTACTTCATAGTCTCCTTCGCTTGAAGCACTCCATTCTTTTAGTCCTGCGATATAGTTTTTCCAATCATCACCAAGAGCTGTTACTTCCAAAGTGTCTAAAGATAATTCTAAAGACCAACTTTTAATCCCTACAACTTTTGATATTCCTTCTCCAATAATTACTTTTCCGTTCTTACCAGCTATCGCCATTTTTATTCCTCCTATGGTTATTTTTCATTATAATAAAATTCAAACTCTAAACATGTCATGAATTCATCAGTTTCAAATCTTACTGTTGTATTTCCATTCATTTCAAAGTCTGATTTAATAAAAACAGCCTCAATAATGAGGCCTTCCATGTTCCCATGAAAATCTTGAATATGATTTTTAACTATCCTAGAAAGTTCTCTTGCTTTCTTAAAGGTTGCATCATGACACACAATTTGTATTGTTTGTCTTACAAATCCAGTATCTCCTTCTAAAGCGGAGTCATAATTTGCAATAATGGGAGAATATACTATTGCAGGATAGCTACAGTTTTGTGGCAAAATTGTAGGATAAATCCTGTTTCCCACAATATTTGTGATGTCAGTTTTACTTGTTAGGTACTTATATAGAGCTTGGCAAATATCTTTCACATCTTTCCTCCTAATGCTTTTGAAATAGTTGATACAATTTTTTCATTGATCTCTTTTTGATTTTTATCAACCGCATTTCTAAGAAAAGGGTTAGGTTGTCTTCCTCTTGTTCCCAGTTCAACAAAAGCTCCATATTTAATAGATTTATCATAAT